GTTCTAGATACAGTAAAAGAGGTGTACGTACCTGTAATACTTTGTATACTAATGGAACCAAGAGCTGTTGGTAATACAAAACTGGCTGCTGTAATCACTCCGACTGTTAATTTGGATTCTAGACCCGCCACGGAATTCACAGAACATAATATACTCAGTGGCATATATAATGTATATTTTTTATTGTAGGTGGAAATTACTATACAAAAATAACTACACCAACACCTAATCTATATTCTGTGCGGATTGTGTAGTTTTTTCGCACACCAAAGATGTCAAAAAAGTTACTAACTTCATAAGAGAAAGTCCGTAGAAATTTGGTAGCAATATGATTATTCGTTTTGAAGAATTTTAATTAATATACAATTACAATAATAATACCTGGACCACTACAAACTTATCCGGTAGTTTGTTCAATAAAAAAGGGATGGGATGTTGGTTATCCCTTTTTTATTATTTTTTGTAATTTTTATGTTAGGTTCTTCTGACTGTTCAGAGCCTTTACCAGTTTCTAAGGAATGGAACGAAGCGGAGCGGAGTTCCATACCAACTATCTGTAACAAAGCTGAGGATAGTTTACACAAATGTCACTCGATCCCAAACTTATTCTGTTTCATCAGTATCTAACTGGGTTCCTACTACGTAACCCTGACCATCCGAAGAGTTTGCTGACGTAGTGTTAGCGAAGTCGACTGCTTTAGACTCACGAAAAACCAGACATTGTTCTTCCGAAACATTGAATATCGCACAACTATCTTGTATTAATTGATCCCCAATCTCTTTCAATGGAATATCTTTTAAATATGTATTTGCAGCCGCATATTTATTATCTGGATCGCCACATTCACCCTCATGAAGATACCCATATAAACCACCACCACGACTATCCTCATACATATTGTCTGCACAGTTCAGACAATATGCACAAAATACACCATTCCAAACACCATAATACATACAATTGTCACATTCCGTACCTGTTCCTGCCATTTGGTTTGTTGCCCATTCATTGGGAAATGTCTTCGTAAACAATTCCCCATTATATGAATAATACTTACCTAGATCAATGATTTCCTTTAATTCCATATTGAGTTCCATGATTATATTCGTATGTTTGAAGTTTGGTAAGGTTCTCTATAATCTTATCAAAAAGAATCAATTTTTATGTTAATCATTGATTCATTAGTTGTCGACCATATGTCCATCTTCTTCAGCAGGTGGTTCTTCAGTTGATAATTCTTCGGCAGGTAATTCTTCGGCAGGTAATTCTTCGGCAGGTAATTCTTCGGCAGGTAATTCTTCGGCAGGTAATTCTTCGGCAGGTGATTCTTCGGCTGGTGGTTCTTCAGCAGGTGGTTCTTTAACGGGTAATTCTTCGGCAGGTGATTCTTCAGCTGGTGGTTCTTCAGCAGGTGGTTCTTTAACGGGTAATTCTTCAACAGGTAATTCTTCGGCAGGTGATTCTTCAGTTGGTGGTTCTTCAACAGGTATCACCGGTATTGTAGGAAAAACGGTTGGATTCGTACAATACACCATTAGTTCATCACCTGTAATTTGATGATGCGCACAACTATCAAACAATGTCTGATCACCAATTTTATTTAATGGAATATCTTTCAAATAGGTGCGAATTGAAGCATTTTGATTTTGTGAATCACCATATTCACCTAAATGAAGATAGGCTACACCACCACCACGTAAATAATTATATTTATTTGCAGCGCACTCTACACAATACGCACAAAATGTTCCATTCCAACTACCATACAACATACAAGTCGCACATTCAGTGCCTGTACCAGGTAATTGATTAGCTGTCCATGCTTCCGGAAATGTTTTTGTAAAATAGTATCCGTTATACATATAATAATTGTCTGACATTTGTATAGTTAGTATATTGGAAAAAAATCTAATTTTCTTTTCAGGATTCTATCATTTGAATTTCGACTTGATTTGAAAATAATATACACTAATAAATATTATGCAATATACATATTATCAAAATAGCAGGTTGATACTTCTGGTTCAAATGCAAGAAATGTATTTCCTGATGTGCCAGCACCAAGTTGCCATGCTTGTGATCCGTAATTTACCCCATTAACAGTATATGTACATGCACCTGCTGCTGTTACTGTAATTACTACTGTTCGCCAATTGCTATTTGAAAAGTAAGGTCCGGTTGTTGCATCCCACAATGAACCATTAAAATTACCACTTGACCAAGGTGCTACTGTGTATCTATTCTTATTAAATCCACTAAAATATGGTGTCCTTGATTCTATTCTAAAACAAGCACCACCAGCGCCAGTTGAACTACAACCAAGCCAAAAATTAGCAAGACCATTGACTGCACAATATACATCAAATTTTATGGTTCGACCCCATAGATTTGTAATACTAGTAAAAGGGGTGCGACTTTTAATATCAGTGTAAAACATACAACTACCTCCTTGAATAGATGGTGTTGGATTTCCAATACTGTTGTTAATAGCTACAGTTCCGTAAACGTTTGTCCATCCAGTTGTTGATGAACCGTCAGTAATAAGTGTATATGAAGGCCCCGATGCAGATGTCGTAACATTATTAGATGTACTCGTAGATGATTGATAATTCAATGCGTTCACCGGGAAACAAGTAAATGTGTAAGTTGTACTGCTCGCCATCAATGTATACGCTTGAGTAATCGTATTTGTTCCGGTAAATGTTGTTCCACTTGCTGGACTGGCGGTTCCTCCTGTATAATTAATTAACACTTTACTGAATGTACCCGTATCTGTGAGTGTAGTTCCACTAGAAGTCGTACTCGCAAATGTGGGGGCATTGCAACTGGCCCAGGTACATGTGGCAAGTGTTGTCGACGTTGTCCCGACAAAAAACGTTCCATCACCATTTAACGCTGTAAATGTATACGTATATTGAGTATTGGTAGATAATGCACCTACACTATTACTGTTATAAGTTGTCGTACCTGAAGCCGTTGTAAATGTACTAATTGTACCTGACGTTGTTGTATTTTGAATACGAATACTGGAATAGCCTGTATTTGTCCACGACATAAACACCGACGTTGTACCACCACTCGCGTTGACTAAGGTTGGCGTCATGGTTGCCGCAGCTAATGTATAAATAATACCGGAACTGGTAGAACCAGTAATGGAAGTAAATACAGTACCATTATAATTCAATTGATTGACCGGTGTCAAGTTGAATGTATATGCAGTATTGTTAGTAAGACCCGTAGTTGTATCGGTTACTGTAGAACCAGTTTGTCCTGACAATGTATATGTTCCTTGGCTTCCGCCCGTGCGTGTAAGAATATATGATGTGAAGGTTCCCGTAATACCACCTAATGTACTTGTGCCGTTGAATATTCTACCCAATACATTGGGAGTAACAAATGCAGCCGCTGTTATGATGGCCCAAGTACATACCGATACGGAAGCAAAATTGGTTGTAGTACTGTAATACGAGAGTTGATTGACTGGACAAGCATAATAGGTAATTTGTTGATTCGCACTGTAAATACTGGGCGATGTATAAGGGGACGTTGTAATCGTTGTAATCTGAGTACCCAGAGTGGTTTGGATAGACAAACTAGAAAACGTACCTCCAGAGTACGTAAAACTGATGGCAGTCGTACTCGAACCAGCACCATTGTAAGTCAATGTGGGTGCCGACGCCCAGGTACATACCGATACGGACGTTGATGAAGCAGTCACGTTCGTTCCTGTAGCTGCTGCGGTTAATCCACCATAATTGTCCCCATTGATCGCAAACACATAATACGTATTTTGGGTATTTGCTCCGAAAGAACCACCCGTATAAGGCGACACAGTGGTCGTCGCAATGAATGTACCACTTGGAAACTGGACAGATAAATTCGTATATGAACCACCTGTAAAAGTAAAACTAATGGCACTGGTGCTTGACCCGGCACCGTTATAAGTAAGGGTAGGAGCGCTTGCCAATGAATAAATCAATCCGTTCGATAGGCCCGTTGTTGTGTTGGTAATCGCACTAAATACGGTACCTGCTACGCCGTTATTCGTAGGTGTAATCGTATAGGTATATTGAGAATTGTTGTTAAGAGCCGTAGGATCGGTAAAAGAATTGGTAGGGAAATTTTGTACGGTCGAAGTAAAATTCGCTAACCCTCCTCCTGTTCTAGATACAGTAAAAGAGGTGTACGTACCTGTAATACTTTGTATACTAATGGAACCAAGAGCTGTTGGTAATACAAAACTGGCTGCTGTAATCACTCCGACTGTTAATTTGGATTTTAGACCCGCCACGGAATTCACAGAACATAATATACTCAGTGGCATATATAATGTATATTTTTATCGTAGGAATTATTCCAACTATTCCAACAAAAATTTATTGATAAACTGATTTCTCTCCACCGGTAACAACAATCCCCATAAAAAACGGACCTTGCGTTCGACATTGTGTCCAATATGTGTGTAATATTGGTCAAGTGCGATTTCAATTAACAAAAAGTTCTCCTTATTTTTGTAATATATATGCCTCTGTAATATTTTATCCACACCCTTTTTGGTACTATGAAAATGCGGTAGAGTAAAAAAACTCACCATATCGTTTAACCACATATATTGATTGTAATTATGGCTGTAATACTCATCTACCAAATCATAATCGTCATAATAATTACGTATATCGAATAACAATTGTGGTGGTTGTTTACGATACGTATAGGGCATGATATGCTGAGTGACAATTTCTTCAGGTAAGGTTCTCCAAATCAGGTTCATAAAATTATGTTTTATTTTTATGTAATATATATAAAGGTTATCAATATATATCACGTAAATGAATCACATGAATACTCCACAAAATATGATGGGTGGTTCAACAGGTAACATGATGGATTCGCTTAAATCAAACATGATGACCATGCTCATGATAAATAACATGAATGGTAACCGGTCGCAACAAGGTAAAGGCAACGGTGGGGACATGTTCTCCATGATGTATGTATTTGTCGCCACGAGTGTCGTCGATTTTGTCTTCAAAAACGCTCCCACTGTCGTCCAATTTGTCATGAAAAAATACACCGACAAATGGGATAATATCAAGAAAGATTTGTCCAATACGACCAAGGATATTACTGACAACAAGGTGAAAAAGAAGACCGCATCGATTACGGTAACCATCAATGTCAACAACCCCGACAACATTCTGGGACAAGCCCTCCTCGATTTTATTACCAATAACAAAAACACGACGCACGTGAGTTACGTACGTGAAAGTTTCATCCTGAATCAGAAGGACGTCATCAACATTGATGACGAAATCTTCGCGCGTATGACCCAATCCAGTTCGGCCGATGAAATAGGCAACCAGGGGAGCACCTCCACCAACATGCATTCTGGCGCGGGTAACCACAATGTAAGCGCCATTGTACAAATCATCGAAGTCTACAGTTTTACTAAGACCACCGACCAACTACGCAATTTCTTGGACAACATTAAACAGAAATATGCGATCAATGTGAAGAACAAACTGGGCAACAAACGGTATTATTTCAACATGCATCCACTCGTTGTTCCCATGGACATTGACAAGCGCAAGGATTTGTCGCGCCTTCCACCCAATTTCGCCTTTGTGATGAAGCATTTCCAGACCAACCGCAAGTTCTCCAATTTGTTCGGCAAAGACATTGAAACCATTCGAAATCGTGTGAATTTCTTTTGCAAAAATCGGAAGTGGTACGATGAAAAAGGAATTCCGTATACTCTGGGTCTGTTGTTATCTGGCGCGCCAGGTACAGGGAAAACGTCGACCATCAAATGTTTGGCGAACGAAACCAACCGACATATTTGTAATGTAAATTTGAACAACGACATGACCAAGACCCAATTAGAGAACCTATTTTTCAGTGAAAATTTGAATGTGATGAATCCAATGACTGGGCAAGCCGAAACCTACTGTATTCCCCTGGACCAACGTATTTATGTTCTCGAAGATGTGGATTGTCAGAGCGACATTGTCATGGAACGGGCACTTAAAAATGAGAACAAAAAAAATGACGGTGAAGACCGTGATACAGACAAGGCGGTTCTCGATCATTACGAAGACAAACATAAAGTGGATTTGTCGTTTCTCCTGAACTTGTTGGATGGCGTCTTGGAGAACCCGGGTAGAATTGTAATTATGACCTCGAATTTTCCTGATATGTTAGATAGTGCGTTGATACGACCCGGGCGTATTGATGTTATTGCCAAATTCCAGAATTGTTCCAATGCGACAATTCTACAAATGCTCGAATTTTTTTATGATACACAACTTTCTGAGAAAGACGCGGAACGCATTCAGAATCTTAGAGAAGAAATCATTACACCCGCGGAAATGTCCAAAGTGATGTTCGAGAACTTTTCTGATATTCAGGCGTCAATAACCCATATGGAGAAATTGTCCAATACGGGGAACCAAGGTTTTACAGGGAACCAAGGTTCCCTCGTACGCTCCCTCCTTCCTGGAGAACAACTTGAAATAACCGGAAGTGATGTCCTACGGACATCTAACAACGAAGGACGAAGTCCGGAGTTGTTTGAAGAAGAAGATGATAACCAAACTATTTCGGTTGCGATTTCAGAATACGACACATCGAAAAAAAAAGTTTCGTTCTCATCTTTTCCAGGTGCTTCGCAAAAGGAAGAGTTAATTGTTGAGCTTCAAACGAGCCCTGATCAATCCAGTATTGAAGAAAAAGGAGAAAAAATGACACCTTCATCCAGCATAAAAACTTACGAACAAATCATTGAACGCATACACCGCGACACAACCTATGTATTTATGAGATATAAATTGGCTTATTTTACCAGCGCACAAAATATAAAAAAATTAACCATATACGATTGTCAAAAATTGTTAGAGGAATATATATTTTGTAATCATGATTACAAAAATCTCATACATAAACTAAAAACTAAATTTTATGATATAGTCATATCACCCATAGAATTAGAGAATATGAATGAGAATGGTATCAATTATACTTTGGTGACTGTGAATTCATATAGTAGAGAACTTGGCGATTTTTTTGATTCTAGTACGATGATAAAATCAGGATTAAGACTAGCATTAGTTCATAAAAAGATTATTGACAATGAACTTGCGACAATAAATTCGAGTAGTTTTATGTTATCACCAACCGGATTGAATTCATCGTCTTATTCAGCGTACTAGGGGATAGTAGCGTCTTTATATTTTGTTGATTATATGGTTATTTTTTCATTTTTCAAAAAGCTTACCCCTGTAAGTTGACTCACATACATCATGGTTTGTAACATATAAGTAACTGTATTTTCATTTTCATCTATGATAATTTCATACATGAAAGATTTGAATCGTGTGATTTTCAAAGATACAAAGGGTGCTACATCCTTATCCTCATGAATATTTTTTTGGGGAATATACTGGAGTTGAGTATATCTATCATCATCTTTGTGAATTTGGTTCATGTACACACCCCGACGATATTTGATATTACCGTCAAAATCCAAAATAATATTTTTAATGTCTCTCGGAAGATAGGCAAATAAATCCATTGCGGTCATTGTTGTTTGTATCATATCTAGTATTTTGAACAAAAAATATCAATTTTTACGTGGATTCTCTATTATTCAACTAAAATTAAAATCCCATGTTGTAATCGTCGTCACAAACCTCCGCCGCATCGGGTATCTGAATATTCACAATATTGTTCTGTATCTCCAAGTCCTTCTTCGCGCATGTATCTGTACGGTCTTGTGCCAAACCAAATTGTCCATCAATGTCTCCGTCGTTGGATGTAATTACCGCGTCGGAAAGCGTTCGCATTTGATTCATGTCTAATACCAGACCAAACGCACCCGTACCATAATTGCCGTACTGCCCACACATAACGGCCGAAGATACACCACGCATGTGATCGAAATCCGCATGACGCGCCGCATCTAACAAGACTTCAGTATGGACTTCAAAGGTCGCTTTCGCAATGGGCCCAATGTCGTCGTTCAAAATGCCCGAACGGAAGATGGGCACCATGTCCTTCGTCATCGTCATGCGGTCGCACAACAGACTCAAATGATGGAAATTGATGTAGGCGTCACTGAACTCCATGACATCGAAGAATTCGTTGTAAATCGTTTGACGTGCTGCCTCAATGCCCAATACATCAAATACCTCGCGAATATCATTGCTATACGTGCGTTTGTAATCAATGTAATCTAATCCTAATACTGTCATCATGTTCGAACCAGTGGTATCTAGCACCCACGTATCTTTGCGAACATACTTTCCGTCTTCCAATACCACCATGTCCTTCAATTTTCGGGGAATCACTTTTTCAATGCGGGTAACACCACGCAACACAATGTTGTTCAATAAGGTGTCTTGGAAATTCTTCAGTTGGTAAATTTCGTCGGACTGATCCAGCGCAATAGCCACTCCCGCGGTCTTTTTCTTCTTGGCATCTTCGTTCAACATGCGTATACGGAAGACCAGTTTGTCCTCATTGAAATCGGAAAACACGCAGTCAATGGATTCACCATAGGAACTATTCTTGATCGCGTAGTGAATGTCGTCCATGGTAATGTTTTTCTCCAACAAAGATTCCGGGTCCATTTCCATACGAATGATCCACTTGGACTTCTTGGCATTCTTCTCCGGTTCATCGAAAGTTGTGTCCTTGTTCCCCGCACATTCGCGCATAATATTTTCAAACGCATAAAATTGTTCAATCAGTGCTCGGTCTTCCTCCATGAAAGAGGCGTGCTCATGGGGGTCAAACGCAATTTGAATCGACTTGACCACATCCACCAATTTTGTGTATTCCATCATGTTTGAATAATCAATCGCCCGGTCTTGATTTTGCTCGTCCAATGCTTTCATATGAACGGTAAGCGACGGATTTTTGGGATTCTTGGTCAAACGCAGGATTTCCTCAATGCGGGGAACACCACGAGTTACGTTCGATTTGGCTGCGTTCCCCGAGTGATGAAATGTATTAAGGGTCAGCTGCGTAACTGGCTCGCCACAAGAATGACCGGCGATAATTCCTACCATCTCTCCTGGATGAACAATGGATTGTTTGTATTTGAGAACAATGGTTTCCAACAACACGGTAAGAGCTTTGGTATGAAATCGTTTGTTCACCAACAAATCCTTGGGAGACAAATAATAATAATACAAGATTTCAAACAGTGGATTGGGTGCCGAAAATTCCAAGTTTTTCAATTTGTTGAAATAGGATTCGACCATTTGAAAGCATTCCAAAGGCGTAATGTCCACAATGGAATTCGCGTTCAAATGGAGTTGTCCTTGAACATTCGCAATGATGTTTTGGAAGGCGACGGGCAACTTGACCATGTTGTCATTCTTGAAATGGAACACCGCATCCACGATTTCATCTCGGTTCTTGATCATCTTGTCAATGTATTTCTGTGAGAACGTCTTCGTTTCTTTAGCTTGGCGTTTGACGCGTGTGGCAGTTGCCTTTGTATACACACTCAACATGTCCTTTTCACTGGATTCATTCAGTCCCAAAATGTCGTAGTGTAGATAGATGTCTTCGATGCTCATCCCCACAATTGGAATAATCTGATTCTCAATGCGGGTAGTATCAAATCCGTCTTCACCATACAAGAATTGGACAACCTTTCCTTTGCTATTTCTCACCGTCATATCGTATTCAATCTTGATATCTTCCAGACCTTTGATGAGACGACGCTGAATGTACCCCGAGGAACTGGTCTTAATTGCCGTATCAATGAGACCGATACGACCACCCATGGCGTGAAAGAACAGCTCCGGTGCGGTCAACCCCGAAATATAGGAATTGTCCACAAATCCACGCGCGTTGGGACCATCATCGTATTTGAAATAGTGGGGAAGAGTGCGACTATCAAACCCATAAGGAATGCGTTTACCATCCACATTTTGTTGTCCGAGCCCTGAAATCATTTGTGATATATTAATCAAACTGCCTTTGGAACCCGAGTTGACAATCATCAGGAAACGGTTGTCCTTGCTCAAACTCTTGCGACCAATACTGCCCGATTCTTCTGTGGCTTTGTTCAGCAATTTGTTGACTTGGATTTCGAATTCCGTCATGTTGGAGCCCGCGGTATTGTTTTCAAAAATGCCCAAGTGGACTTTCTCGATGAGTGACTGTACTTCGATTTTTTGTTTGTTGAGGGCTTGGATGATGCTCTCCATCGTGGTCTTATTCGCTATTAGATCGCTGATTCCGACACTGAATGATGAGGTTTTCATGTATTCAGTGATGACGTTTTGGAGGTCGTCGATGAAGTTGGCGCAGGCCATGGGCCCGAAATCGTTGAAAATACGGTGGAGGACGCCTTTTGTCGCAGAACCCATGACCGACTTTTCGATTTGACCGCTGATCCAGTTACCGTTGCGAATCTCCAGTATGTTGTTGGGAATAGGATTGTCGCTGTATAATTTGTTTTTGTAAGAGAGAGTAATGGGTTTCATAATTTGGGAGAGAATTTGGTAATTGGTGATGGTTTTTCCCGCTTCTCGAATTGCCTTAGTATCTACATTGGAGAACATCATTAACATATTCATGGCTTCGCGAGGACTAAAGGTGATATTGGGACGGGTAAATTGGAAAGACCCGAGAAGCGAATCTTGATAAATTCCGATAATCGGGGAATTCGAAGAGGGACTAATTATTTGGTAAGGAATGGCGGGTAGGTGTCTTAATTCTGTTTCTGCTAATATGTTTTGTGCCACGTGCATATTCATTTCCTGTTTCTCCAAAAGTTTTTACAACAATTATCGTGTGGAAATAAATGTCGTTGTCAAACTTTTTCTACACTTTCATGTAGGATTGGGCTATACCTTGTGCCTTATCAGGTTGGTTAGACCATCATGTAAGACCCGTAACCGTCTAGTCTCTGAACCTTCTCCATACTCTACCATAACGAGATTAGGAGCTTGGCTGCTGATTGCCTTATGATGTAGGTTTTCACCTTTGTGGACGGTCATTACCCGTGTTCTTCATCCTTGTTTCCAAGAATGAATGGTACTACATCATTTGTGAGGTTTCCAGCAATTTGGTCACGTCACCGTACAATTTTCTTTAATTTGTAATATAAAATCAAATGCCATTTTTTTACTTTCTTCTAATGGAATACAAGAACCACCGAAATCGGCTTTTTTTTTATTGATGTACACATACCAACCATATTGTATATTATGTCGTTTAAGCGGTCTCACATATTTTTCAATGTCATCGTCATCATTTATAATAACGTCTTTAAACCGAAGAATTTTTTTATCCCTAAAATAATTTATTACACCCTCGGATACTCTTTTTCTACTTTCTTCGGTATGTTTTGCGGACTTACCTCCAGTATTCAAATTGTATCCGTTGGGAAATAATGAATTATGTTTAATGATTTCTTCGGTTTCGATTGTATCAGCATCTTTAATCTCACAACAATGAAGTAATTGTAATGTGAAATTTTCTCTACCGTTTTTACAAATTGCGTTATTTAAATAATGACATTGACATTTTTTATTTGAAAAGGCTTCACTAACATGGCTACGGAATCTACCTTCCATACCATAGGGGCGAAATCTTTTCGTATTTAAAATATGTGAAACCGCTTGACCAATGTATACTTTGTGATTGATTAAATTTGTGATTTTATAAATTTCACAATATCTTAGTGTTTCATCATCAATAATTGTATTTTTTAAATCTTGTCTGTATTCCATTCTTACTATATATGACATTTGATTTTATATTATTTCATTAAATTATGTTGTACGATTATACGGTTATATTTATCCAACAACCTATGCGTAATTGTTGAATAAGTAGACATTACACTGTTTTCCCAACCAAGTATTGTCTACAACTTGATTGGCAGCCGCATGTTGGAGACAAAATGTCTATCTCCATCAAAATCAGCCGTTGTGTTTTACAGAATTCCACATCACTCACCCAGCGATATGAAATTCACCTGACCTTTCGTATCAGGACCAGACTTTACTTTATGCATCATCAGGTTGATCAGACCATCATATGACACCCACTATCGTCAAGTCGTTGAACCTTCCCCATGCTCTTATCATAACGAGTTTAGGGGCTTGGCTGCGGATTTCCTAATCCTTTACATTTTTACTGTCGGGTTTGGCTATTAACCAAGATCCCCTATCCGTTGTTTCCAACAATAGGGTAGTAGTAAAGGCTAAGGGGGTTCCCGAGTCATCCGATGATACATAAAATTTATATATCATCAGACTTTTCAATTTGGTAGTGTTGCAAAGTGAGGAAATCAATGGTTTCCACCGCTTCACTAGGGAGTAGCACGCTTTTCACGCTCCCTGTTGACAACCTAATTTTGATTGTACGGTTTGGTGTCAGCAACATTCATGCGGAATGTGTCGCCAACACGCATTACTTTTACGATATGTCCCATCATCGACATTCGGTGCAAACTGGGTTGTCGGTTGAACAACACACAGTCTCCGTCCACCATGTGACGATGTACCACGTCTCCGTTTTCCAGGCGAATGCTCGACCGGTCCACGTATCGTAGCGAAATATGTTCGCCATTGCGTTTTTCCAATATCTTCGCACCAGGATACACATCCGGACCATTGTCCACCAATTTTCGCAAGTAATCGCGGTTTAAATCGTTGACTGTCATGGGCTTAGTAATGTTCATGGCAATTTTCATCGGTACCCCCAATTGCCGAATGGACAAATTTGGGTCACCCGTGATGACGGAACGCGCACTGAAATCCACACGCTTTCCCATCAAATTGCCTCGAATACGTCCCGATTTGTGATTCAAACGACTCATGATACATTGGTACGGACGCCCCGAACGCTGAGCCAATGGCGCAGCACCCTTGGTCTTATTGTTCACAATCATCGCCACAAAATACTGAAGTAAACGGGTCAATCCATCAATGACATTCGCCGATGCATTACTGTCCATTTTGTCCTGTAAATCACGGTTGGTACGAATGATATTACTGTAGATATGTGTCAAATCGTCTTCACTGCGCTGTTGAGCATCGTGTTTGACCGAAGGACGTACTGCGGGGGGTGGAACCGGCAACACTTGACAAATCATCCAGTCAGGACGCGACCAGACCGGACTGAATCCCATGAAATGAACGTCATCGTCGCTGATGCGTTTGAAATTCTTGAGAACCATTTCCGGCGTCATTCTTACACTGATTTTCTCGTCTTTTTCAATGCTACTTTCCCAAATCGCATACAGGGACGCCATTTCCTCCAGTTTAATTTTTGTAGGTTGTTTGCATCCACATCCATCGTCCGTCTGTTCACCACACCGTTTCACATTTGCCGCCAATTTTGACACATATTTCCAGCGTTTTTCGGCAGGCCAGTCCAAAATATGAAGATGTTGCGTTTTGTTTATCAGTAGTTTACTACATTTATAACAAGTACAACGGGAAATCTTCATAATTTCTTTCATATGCTGCATAAAGAACACGGGACGCGCCATTTCAATACGCCCAAAATAACCCGGTGTGTCAATGTAGGTATATCCATCGGTTGGACAAATGGTTCCGGGTTCCAACACACCCATCCGTGGGTCAAACAAGCCACCAATCACCGGTTTATTGTTAATATAAGTATCACGCGATGTAACCTCCACAACCGAATTTTTTCGGATTTCATCGGGTGATAATATACTAAACTGTATACCAATAATCTTGGATGGTGGCTTGTAATTCACCAAATTGGACTTTTTCGAAGATGACATGATGAGTAGTAGTATATATTGTATGACATATTATTTATGTTCTTTTCTTATTTCAATTTTTTACAGGAACCCTGCGGGTTCCTCGTACGCTCCTCCGCTAGGAAATGCCCCCTATGGGGGCATAACGGTAAGTAGACTTTCACAGTTATACCGGAAGGAGGGGGCGTGCGGGGGGACCTTGGTCCCCCGCAAAAATTGAAATAATAAAATATGTAATTGAAATAAAAGCATCTCATACATACATTCATAATATGCCTTCATTGAAAATGGACAAGAGTCGTGGAACAATCGCTGCTAAGAAAAATAAAAAGAGCGAAAAAGAGAAGAGTGTTCCCGACCCAGACAATGATTCTGAATATGAAACACTTTCGGAAAGTGAATATGATCCAGAAGAGGATGAATCTGTATCTTTGAGTGATGAAGATACCATGTCAGAATCGGACGACGAAGACCTCGACGAGGACGAATTTGAAAATTTCCTTGTGGAAGAAGATGATGATGACGATGAAGAATCCTTAAGTCCTCAAGAACTACGAAAAACTGTGGCAAATTTATTTCCTTCGAAATATATGGACAAACGCGTGAAGGCTGACCGTAAAATGGAAGAACTTATCAAAGGTAAAAAAGACAAAAAGGATAAGAAAGACAAGAAGGAGGACAAAAAAAAGAAACCCGTTGAAACCAAATATAATACACGTAACAAAAAATCTTCACCTGATAGTGACGATGAATCAGAAAAGCATAAATCGACAAAAAAATCCAAGCGAGACAAAAAAGTCAAGAAAAAGGTAAAGGAATTGTCGTCGGATAGTGAGAATGATAGTGACAGTGAGAGTGAAAGTGATAGTGATAGTGACAGTGAAAATGACAGCGATTATGACCCAGAGGAGGATAGCGAGAAGAAAAAGAAACAGAATATCAATATTATTTTTGGGTTTGGTCCTGGGGGTCAAACGGGCGACGACGAAGAAATGGAAGATGAACACGCATTGTTGGACGAAGAAGACTGCGACAGTGATGATGAAAAAATGTTCATGAAGGAAACGTATCAGCAGATTGAATTGCCGGAGAAAATTTCTGAAGAAAACAAAAAATCGAAAAAAGGTGCGAAGAAAGATGAAAAGAAATCCAAGATTGTTACTGAAGATTTGGCAGTTTCCACGAGTAAATCCAAATTTGATACCGAATACAAAGAACTCACAGAAATGAAGAGGTATTTGGCGGAAAATTTGAAACGCAATCCTCAGAGTAAGATGTGGTTAAAGTCACTAAATGAATGTAACAAATCCATTCACAAATTGGTGAAGAAAGAGCGCGGAAATAACACCAAAGAATATCACAAGATGATTCATTGTCAAGACCGCAAATTCACCAGCGAAATCGAATATTTCAAAAAGAAATTATCGAATCAAGAACAACAACGTGTGATGAAGGATTTGAAAGCTATCAATGAGCATATTCAAATCGACAAACCATACCGTCTTTCACTGTTGGAATCGAGCATTCCCGCAAAATACAAGGCGACAGTACTACAAAAACTCAATATCCTACGAACTATGGAGCCAGGCGATCCGGAATACTATAAGATGAAGCACTGGATTGATACATTTATGCGTATTCCCATTGGCGTTTACAAATCGTTGAGTGTTAATATGTCGGATGGTAGAGAGCGTTGTCAAGATTTCATGGAAAAGTCCATCCAAACACTCGATGATTGTGTATATGGTCTCAATGATGCCAAGATGCAGATCATTCAGATGATTGGGCAATGGATGACGAATCCTACCTCTATGGGAACATCGATTGCGATTCAGGGACCGATGGGTACGGGCAAAACTTCGATTGTCAAGGAAGGTATCAGTAAAATTTTGGGGCGCGAATTTGCTTTCATCGCCTTGGGAGGCGCGGGCGATGCCAGTTTCCTGGAAGGTCATTCATATACGTACGAAGGTAGCAGTTGGGGGAAAATCCTACAGATTCTCATTGACAGTAAGTGTATGAATCCCGTCATTTACTTTGACGAATTGGACAAATTAAGTGACTCGCCACGTGGAGTAGAGATTGCCAGTATTTTGACTCATTTGACCGATACTACACAAAATTCGGAATTCCATGACAAATATTTCTCGGAGATGAGTTTTGACTTGAGTAAATGTTTGTTCATCTTCAGTTACAATGATGAAAGCAAGGTCAATCCTATTTTGAAGGACCGTATGTATCGTATTCAGACCAAGGGCTACAGTGCTAAGGAAAAGATTACCATTGCGAAGAATTACATGTTACCCAAGATTCGCGAGCAGGTGAATTTCGACGAGGGGATGATTGTTATTCCTGATGATACCCTCGAGTACATTATTACCAAGTCATCTTTTACCAAGAACGAAGAAGGGGTGCGTAATTTGAAGCGGTGCTTGGAAATCATTCACACCAAATTGAATTTGTTTCGCTTGATCAAACCAGACAACGCATTGTTTGCGAAGGAGATTAAATTGAAGGTTGAGTTTCCATTTACAGTTACACGTAGTCATGCCGATCTTCTTATTAAGGACGACGACCCACTCAATCAAAGCATGATGGCAATGTATGTGTAAGAAACATAAAGAATTAGGCATAGGTATAAGTAGCAAGTATGGACGATTACAATTCGGATGAAGTTAGAACCATGATACGTGCGAAGTCAATTATGGACCGAATCCCTGAGACAGAGCAATCAGTTGAATATAAAACGATTATTCAAATGATTCAGACTTTTTTACATGACAAATGTCAACATGAAATTGTCATCGATAACATTGATATTACACCCGACAAAAGTATTACTATTTTTTATTGTAAACACTGTCTGGAATCGTTAGATACAATACCATCATCACGTTATGATAGTAAAAATATACGCATCAGATGAAGATTTCTCACATATCAAACATCCTTAGGCTATATTGTCAATTATTTTCCAATTTGAGCATCTCCACCACTCGCATTCCCACCACGTGTTTTAAGCAAACCTATCTGGGTGTTGTTTAAGCAAAGAGGCCCTTGAGAATTGGTTAAATTAGAAGAAATGGAAGCACAATCTAATCTGCCTTGGGTACCGCTAAATATATCTAGTTTGTTATCAGAATCATTATAAGACGTTACTTCAACATTAGAATTGGAAGTAAATCCTTCTGAACTTTTCGTGTTGGCAGAAGGGGACATTTGATTCATGATGCTTTGTAATAAATTGGTAGCTGTGCCAGAATCAATTGTGTCACTTCCACCAGAGGAGTTTGTAGGTAATGCTAAAGTATTTGTCATAGCAGGACTTGGACTCATCATAGAATTCATCATGGGATTCATCATAGGGGTCATCATGGGATTCATCATGGGGGTCATAGCCTCGTAAGGATACATATTTTCATTGGAGCCATGGTAAGGGGTAAATTTAACGCATGATTTTGACATAGAAACCATGATTAAAAATATCAAAATAAATGCCAGAAAAATATAGGTGAAATTGATTTTCATTTTATGAATATACATATTCATAAGATTTTTGAGTTGGAATAATAGAAGAACCTGCTGTGATGATTTTTCATAAATTAGAATCCGGATTTTCTGAAAATATCTGGTGAGGTATTCGTCACTACGGGTATAGAAGTAATCGGATCTAATACCGGAAGAGTACTTGAATTAAACGGTGTTGTTTTGGTATAAAATTGGTTAATAACGGAAGAATTTGTCACTAAAGTGTTTCGTATAGATTTAAATATTTTACTTAGTGGATTGATTAATGGAATGTATTTATCACCCGATCCAGTCAATGTAGTTATTTGAGATTTGATTTTGGTTAACATGGAAACTAAATTGGCAACAAATCCTTGTATTTTCGTTTGATATCCTGTATACAATGTTTCCAAAGCCGAAATATTGGCGTTCTGTAATGTGGTTAATTTTGTCGTAACATTGCTCATTGAAGTCAACATTGCATTTAAAGAATTATAATTTGTGTTATCGCTATCACTGGATGTTTGTGTGTTAGTTAATATTTTCATAATTGACGACGCATTTTGTGTTTTATAATCATTAAATGTACCTAGACTGGTTTGATAAGCATTGTTATAGGAAGCATCCACCATGCTTCCTACCGCAACATCTAATACACTATCCAATGAATAATCCTTTACATTGGTGAAATCTAGATAGTTTGGGGTTGGCGTGGGAAATATTTTTTGTTTGGTATTTTTTATTGTGATGATACAAAACACGATAAAACCTATAATAACGAGTGCGGACATGATTGAACTACTCGAATTGCGTGTACCATAAGAAATCGCTACAAATTGTGGTACCTCATCCATATAATATATTCCTTTGAAGATATAACATGGCACTACATTTAATTTTTACAATAAAAATATTAAATCATGGCTGCTCGAGCGGCTGAGGCACTCTGTTGAGAAGTAATTGTACTTCCTACATTATTGTATTGTTTTATTAAATTGGATAATTCTCCATTTTCAAGTGTATTGGATGATTGTAATACACCGTTGGTCAAGTATGAACTCAATACGACCGAACCTAAAATCTTGGATAACCCTGATTGTATGGTATTTATTGTTCCCAATAACGTATTATAATTTGAAGTAAAATTAGTTGCTACCCCACTAGCAGCCTTTGTATTGAGAGCAGTAGCTGTACCCGTTAACTTAACCACATCTTTATCTAAGGTATCTAGTTTTTTATATAAAGCACTTGTTGTATCAGTAGTCGCCTTATTATAGGCGGTTTGAACACATTGATTAAATGTATCGCTCGAATCTTTTCCAAAAAGAGGGGAAAACAAAAAATTGGAACTCTTACATTTAGAACCTTCCCAGTTAACCATAATAAACAACGAATTGAATATTATAAACATAAATACTACAATTATACCAATGATTAGGCCTATACTCACAACATTGTAACTTGGTTGAATATAATACACAGTGGACAGTTTTTTTATATTTGGGAGTGGAGTATTTGATTTTGTCTTATCTGCCATTTTATATTCTGATGTGAATAAGTATATACCATAAAACTACATAAAATATTATGTATAATAACTTTATATTTTGATACAATGAGCAAGTTCTCAATCAATCAAGATGAACGCTTGAACCTCAAACGTATGATCAATGAAACCGAATGTGAGGATAACACCGAAAATATTCGCAAAATAAAACACAGTCCTCTGATTCGAGCAGATATCACGAAATTACAACAAATACGTAAGGACGCATCTTTCAATGACATGAAATTGAACGACCCAGAAGGGTTTTTAAACTATTGTCGTAATGAATGTACGTTTTTGTTTTCCAATTACATGGATATTTTCAACAAAGTGTGTAAAGACGAACTAAATATGGATATTATGTGGAATGTTTTGGAAGTGCTTCGTGCGATTGAGGACGGGGCGGTGGATCAACACGAGGGGTCCGTGGTTTTCGGAAAGTTACTGAAAAAATTATACATTGATTCGGCGATACGACGTGGCGATAATTTGGATAATGAACACATGGTTGAACCACCGGCCTTCATAGAAGGGAAAACCATATCTTGGAAGGAATTCAAACAAACTTTGTAAAAACGATATAAAAATTGATGGTTATGTATGGTTATTGGTATAGACCAACGATGACGGAACATATGGAACAAATGAAGCAACAAATTGTGGCTAAAATGCAGGAGAACACGAAATTTGCCATACTGAAAATTGCGTTTGACGATGTTATTGTTTCGGATAGTATCAAAATGCTTTATAAAACACATGTTGAGAATCACAACAAAAAAATAATTGAAGACCCTTATCCCAATGCTGGTTTTGATTTACTTGTTTTGGAAAAAACCGGTTTTGAAACCTACTATAAAACTGTGTTTATTGACCATGGTATCAAATCAGAAATGGTGTATTATGACCCCGTCATTCATAAGTTTGAACCTACCGCGTTTACTATGACACCGCGATCAAGCATATCAAAAACGCCTTTAATGATGGCAAACCATGTGGGTATCATTGATGCTGGGTATCGCGGCAATTTGTTAGGGGCTCTGCGTTATTTACCTGGTTATACGGAGAATGTATATATTGTAGAAGCATATACACGATTGTTTCAAGTTTGTCATCCGTCACTTTGTCCAATTTATGTTGTTATTGTATCTGAATCGGAATTATCAACGACGTCACGTGGTTCAGGTGGGTTTGGTTCTACAGGAGTATAATTTTTGTAGTAGAATCAACATAAAAAACAAAAAATAACCCTAATGGGCTATTTTTTTGAGTATGAATTATGAGGGTAAATATAAGGTTTTTGTTTTTTATTGTTTTTTATTGTTTTTATACATTAATATGTCTTGTAGAGCTTTCTTCTTTCTTTCTTGCCCAATTCACAAGGTAATCGTGTTGGGCAATTTGTAAAGCGTCCTGTTCTTCTTTATTGTGACGACGCAATATAGAATTCAGCAACCAACGGGTGTATTTTTCCCGTTCTTTTGTTTGTGGATACATCAAATCATTACGTAGTTCTTTGACCACAATGTCGTTTATATAATGATTTTCTTCTGAATCCGCTAATTCCACTTCTAGGTTGGGACCACATTTATCGGGCAACTTGCTTTCAACAAATGTAACAGTTTGTTTAATCGGTGTTAGGTTAGTTGTATTGGGGTGCGTAATATCTTCGGACCACAACAATTGGGATAAGAGGTTAGATGGAAGAGGACGATTGTTCTCCGAAATGATGACAAACTGTGATTGTCCGTACGAATCAATCCAAGCGTGCCGAATGTTTCTCTTCATCTGAATGATGTTCAAAAACATGTGACTCATATTTGCCGATAAATCCGTGTTCACTTTGAACCCGTAGAGAACCACGTTGTAACGTGTATTATCGACCATAGATTGGCGCATATTTTCTTCTCTAGAGATGTACGGATTGTAGGTATAGCGAAGTTTGATGGAATAAGCGCATGGAAGCGGATTCATTTCACCATACAAACTCAACTCTTTGGCCAATTCATGTTGGCCCATTGAGGATGGAACACCGCGGATGAAAAGATTCACGTACTTGATTGATGACATTGTTATTACTTTTTTAACATATCTCATATTATTATACAAAATAATCAATTTTTGTTACAGTAAGTGTATATGGTCAATATGTTCCATTCCTCGTCCGTCAATTTTTGAAAAAAGGCAAAATTATCAAATTTCAATGAAAAATAATATTTAC